GCTGGAGAAGTGGTTGTTAAAGGTAGAAATGATTTATGGACAACTAATCCAGATGTTGCAAGGTTGCTTGCTAATCCAGAAGATGGATATAAGTATAGTCAATATAGCGCAAAGAAAGTAGATTGGAAATGTCCACAATGCGGAAGTATCGTACATAAGAGAATAATAAGTAATATTACACAGCAAGGTTTACGATGTGATAGATGTTCAGATGGCAGAAGCATACCAAATAAATTTATAGCAAACGTTTTGGACAGTTTGAATATAATATTTGAAACTGAAAAATCTTTTATATGGAGTCAAAACAGAAGATATGATATTTATATTCCAGATGTGAATTGCATTATTGAAATGAATGGTTTACAACATAATGGTTGCGGTTTTGAAACAATTGGAGGAAGGACATTAGGAGAAGAGCAAGAAAATGATAAATTTAAAAAAATGATTGCTCAGCAAAACGGAATTGATGACAATCATTATATTATTATTGACGCAAGAAAATCAGAATTATCATATATGAAAAATAATATTTTACATAGTAACTTAATAAAATTTTTTGATTTTTCTCAAGTCGATTGGAATGAGTGTTTTAAATTATCTCAGAATTCTTTAGTTGTCAATGTGGTTAATTTATGGAACAAAGGATATAGGACTCCTGATATTTGTAGCCAACTTCATTTATCAACTGTTACAGTGGATTCTTATTTACACATAGGAAATGAATTAAATTTGTGTAAATATTCTGGAAATGGTGAAAAATATAAGAAAGTAATATGTTTAACAACCGGAGATGTTTTTGATTCTATCAAAGCCGCCAGTAAATATTTTGGAATTGAATCTACTTCACATATTGGTGGATGTTGCAGATGTGAAAGAAATTATTGCGGTACTGATAAGGCAACTAATAAAAAATTAAAATGGATGTATTATGACGAATATTTAGAAAGCACTCAATCTGATAAAAAGTTGAGTGCTTAATTTATGTAGAAAGGAGCGTGCTTGTTATACCGAATAAATCAAAAAGAATGCCAAAACCAAAAATAGAAAAAAATAAATATATTTGTCAAGTTTGTGGTGTTGAAAAAAACGAAGATCAATTTTATAAAAGTAAATGGACAAAAGTTTGGAATATGTCTGATAAACACGTTCTTTTTTGTAAAGAATGTATTAATAAATTGATGTCTGAATATACATCAAGGTATGGTGAAGAAACGGCATTAGCTATATGTTTAGCTTTATTGGATATGCCATATAGTCCGTCAACTTATCAAAGTATAATAACAAATAATTCCATTTTTAACATAGGATTGTATATTAGACTATTAAATGGAAGACAGTGGCAATACAAGTGCGGAGCTGCAACTATTGTTGAAAATCAGTTATCCAAGTCGGCAGATGAAGTAAAAGAAGAAGTTGAAGCCAAATGGAGTAAATCTGATAAGCAAAATATGAAATTTGCTATATCTGTTATTGGTTATGACCCCTTTGATGATTGTGGTATGACAGATAACGATAGAAAATATTGTTTCAATATTCTTGCTGGTTATTGTGATACAGAAGGTATTCAAGAGGATGGACATAAAATTCAAAGTGTTATTCAGATAACACAGTCTCAATTACAATGTAGAAAACTTGACGAAATGATTAATGCAGAATTGTTAGCAACTTGTCCTAATGAAAATAGAATTAAAAATTTGACTGCAACTAAAACGCAGCTTATTGATAGTATTACAAAAATAGCAAAGGATAATAATTTATCTTCAAATTATAATGATGGTTCAAAAGCTGGACACAATACATTATCTGAAAAAATTAAGCAACTGACAAAAGATGGATATGAAGATATGAAAGTCAATCTTTTTGATATTAATACATCTGATGCAATGAAGCAAGTGGCTGATTTAAGTAATAAAAGTATTATGGAACAGCTTAATTTTGATGCTAATGATTATACTGAAATGATAAAAGATCAACGTGAAATGATTCGCAATACAAAATCTAAACTAGATACAGTTCAAGAAGAAAATCGATTACTTAAAAATAAAATTTCTAGTTTGGAAAACAAAAGAAAGTAGGTGTGTTAATTGGAAATATATACACCTATGACAAAGAATGAATTGAGTCAACGTAAGTGTGAAGAATATGCTAAACTTTCAAAGATTGTTAATCTTGGTAGACAAAATCCTATTTGGTTCACCGAAGAATTTTTCGGCATTGAATTAATGGACTATCAGAAATGGTGTTTTATGCAAAGTTGGACTAAGCCATATGTAGTTTGGTTATGTTGTCGAGGTGCTGGTAAAACCACGCTGTCGGCAGTATTTCTTCAAGCTAAAATGCTATTAATTCCAAATTATAAAGTATATATATCTACAAACTCGTCAGCGCAGAGTTTTGAAGTGTTTGGCAAAATAGAAGATTTAGCTTTACAACGAATTCCATCATTTAAAACTGTTACAGATATTTTTGCCAATGAAGTAGATAAATCGACTAGTGACACTGGCTTTTTACATAATCCCGCCGGTCATACTTTTAAGTTATATAATAACTCAGAATTGCTTACTTTGTCAACAAATCTTAATGCATTACGTGGTAAACGTGGTTCTGTGCTTTATGATGAGACAGCTTGGCAAACAAAAGAACAAATGGCTGTTACGGAAAACTTTGCAAACGTTGATACTAATTTTGGTTTGGGTGTTAGTAAGATTAAACATTATGACCCTATCCAAATGCCGCTACAATTGCTTTATGCTTCTTCCGCTGGAGATGTCACATTTCCATTTTATGAAAGATATAGGACGTATAGCACGAAAATGATTGAAGGTGATAGTAATTATTTCGTTGCAGATTTAAATGTTGATGCTATCTATAATTATTCTACTGTTAATGGTGAAAAGATTCAATCTCATTTAACTAAAGAACAAATTGATAAATTAATTGAGGATGACCCTGATGCTGCAGAAAGAGAACTTTATAATAAATTTCAGCATGGAGCAGGACAAAATGCTGTTGTTCGTATGGAAACGATTATTAAAAATTCATATGTATATGTGCCTGAATTATACAATAAAGATAAAAGTCATTATATTTTTTGCTATGATCCTGCTCGGAATTTTGATGGTAGTATTTTGGGCATTTTCAAAGTAATAAATGATACGGAAATTGGTTATAAATTGAGATTAGTAAATATGATCTCTATGGTTGACACAGGAACTAAAAATAAGACACCTCTACCAATGCCAGAGCAGCTAAAAATAATTAAAAAACAATTGCTTAATTATAAAGGTGAAAGATGCGCCGAATGGGAAAATATTGATTTTTATATTGATGCTGGTAGTGGTGGTGGCGGTATTTCTGCTGTTGCCGATCAATTAATGGCTGATTGGGAAGATGAATCTGGAGAAAAACATAAGGGATTAATTGACCCAGTACATAAGCAATATGAAACTTCCAGAGAAAAATATGTCAATGCAGCTCCCATTATTCATTTGATTAACCCAGAGGGTTATAAGAAAATTATTTATAATGCTTTGGAAAAAATGACAAAATTAGATTTGATTGAATTTCCTCAATATGATAACAAAGATTATTTATTAATGACAAATGATAAAGGTGAATCTTATGAATATTCATTATCTCTTGATGAACAAAATTCATTAATTCAATGTAATTTAGCTAAAAATGAAGTAGTTTATATGTGTAGATATGATACACCAAATGGTGGTGTGCAATACGAATTGTCAAAAGATAGAAGACATAAGATGCATGATGATAGAGCATATGTTTTGGCAGAAGCGGCATATGCTTTGACTTTGTTGCGTAGAGAAGATTTAACAACTCCTAATAATAAAGACCTTGGTTTTGATAATGCTCCGTATTGTGCTTCAGCTATTGAATTTTAAAGAAAAGGTGGTGAGATTACGAGTCAAAATAAAAAAAAAGGTACGGAAGATTTTGATGTTATTATTTCTTCTGATTTAAAAGATGAAGATGGAAACGAAACGACTGTTGTCACTTCTGATGAACGTGCAAATAAAGTTTTGACACAGGCTTTGCAAAATTATAATCCGTCAAATAAGATATATTCGACTTATTTAAAAGATTTTGGAGATTGTCCTTCTACTGTTTCTATTGATTCATTAAATAAATTAGCAATAAATCCACAATCTAATCTTCAAGATATTCAAACAATTAACAGTATTGTAAGGCAATACATTAATAAAGACGATATTATCGGTAAAACATATGAAACTATTGAAGGAAATGTAAATACTGCTTTTAAATTATCTTACAATGATTTTTCCACTCATCGTAATCAAAATAAAATGTTAGAACGAGCAAAAGGTGTAATTAATAATTTTAACGCTCAAATCAATGTCAAAAAATTAATACGTAATATTGTTCCTACTGCTTATTCAGAAGGAAATTATTGTATGTATTTAAGACATGATGATAAGAATAATTATAGTGTTGACTATTATCCTTTGGGTGTTGTGTTGGTTAGTGATTATGAATTAAACGGTGAGCCATATCTGATTATGGATATTGCTGAATTATCAAGTAAATTGTTAAAAGATAGAATGACTGATAGAAAAGGAAAATCATTATTTTTTGATTCGGTAGACGATGAAATTAAAAGTAATTATCCTGCTGAGGTTTATGAAGCCTATCAAAATAGAAATAGATATTCTAAATTAGATATTCGTTATTCTGGAATAATTCGTACTGAAAATATGAATCGAAAATATGGATTAACACCAATATTTCGTGCTTTAAAATCAGCTTTGATGCTTGAAACATTTGACCATACGGATTTAGTAAATTCAAAGGCAAAAGCAAAGAAAATTATTTTTCAGAAATTACGTTCTGAATTAATGGGGTCAAATGGAGATAAAAAAGGATTGGAAGGAATGGCCTATGCTCATGAAAATTTTATGCAAGCATGGAAAACGCCAACGGTAATTGTTACTGCTCCCCCATTTGTTGAAGATATTTCTTACGTTGAACCTTCTACTGAAAATACTAGCACAGAAACGATTAATCAATATAGAAGTAGAGAAATGATTGCACTTGGAATTACGTTTTTAGCAAGTGATAAAGGACAAACTGTTACCACTGCAAATATTTCTATCAAAGAACTTATTAAAACTATTGATAAAATTACTGAGCAAATTTCGGATGTGCTAAACAAGTGGTATAGAGTTGTTTTACAAGATAATGGTATTCCAATTGAATATGCTCCCACAATTACGATTAGTAGTAGCGAAGAATTGAGCTTGGAAATTAAGAAACAATTGGCAGAATTTTTATTCTGTAAACTTGGTGCAAGCTATGAAACTGCCTTTTCAGTTATGGGTGTTAATATTAATGATGAATTTCAAAAACGTACAGATGAAAATGCAAAGAATTATTCAGATGTGTTTATGCCTCATCCGACTTCATTTAATATTTCTGATTCAGCGGATAAATCGAATCCAGATAATAATATTGGTGGTAGACCAAAAGGTGACGAAACGAATAAACAAATTTATGATAAGACTCGCGGTGACGCAAAGAGTGATACATAATGCAACATAAAATTACTGTTCCTTGTCCTAATTGTAAATCTAATATTGAAATTGTTTTAGATGATAATTTTAATATTTTAGATATTAAATCTTATTGTGAACATAAATCAAAACGTATAGTTTTTGGTTCATTGAAAGAAGGTGAAAATGGTAATAAATGCAGAAAAATGTTGTAGTTTCAAATAATAATGTTGTTTTTAGTGATGTGCAAGAACATGATACATATTTATTAGCACAATTTGTAGTATGTGATTTTAATCCTAATTTGAATGGTGTTATGCTTAATCGTCAAACGATTACAGGATGGATAAACACTTTAGTTGGACAGCCTGTAGTTGGAAAAATAGATATTGTATCTGATAATGGTGATGCAGATTTTACATCACATAATGCTAATTTTGTAACGAGAACAGATGAAAATGGAAATCCATATCAGGATATTAAATTTGATACATCTGCTATCGGTGTGTTTACGGATGTTAGTATTCAATCAATCAGTGGTAAAGAATATATTATTGCTAATGCAAAAATATGGAAAAGATTTCCTGATATTTGTGCTGTTATAAAGAAGCGTATGGAAAGTGGAAATATCAGTACATCATGGGAAGTGCTTATCAAAAAATCACATAATCAGTTTATAGATGGGCAAATGGTTGAGGTGATTGATGATGGTGAATTTCTTGGACATTGTTTATTAGGTAAAGAAGTTCCTCCAGCTTATCCTGAAAGCGAACTTTTGACGGTTGCTGCAAAACAGGAGAACAAAGATTCTTTTAACAATGAATTGTCTGAGGCATTTAAACGAGATGTAGAATCGTTTAAAAATTTAAATATAGAAAATGAAAAGAAAGATGGTGATAGTTTGTCTAAAAAGGAAACTTCTAGTGAAACAGAAGTAAACAAGAATGAAATTAAAGATACAGAAGATAAGACCAATACTTCTGACAAGAAAGAAGCTCCAACTCCTGCAAAAGTAGAGAAATCTGAATTGACAGACCATGATATACGAGAACAGTTGTATGATGCAATCGCAGAAAAGCTTGGTGTCCCCTATTACTATATTAGTATTATTGCAAATATCGTTACTAGTAATACTGTTTGGGTACAGAGATTGGATGATGAAAATGCAAGTGACTTAGATGTTATTGTATTTACATACTCTGTGGAAGATGATGTAGTTACAGTTAGTGAACCCACTAACGCAAAACTTACTGTATCTGTAACTGAAATTAACACAACGGTTGCAGAACTTAATAAGACTATTGAAGAAAAGAATTCTGCGCTTGTTAATGCAAGTTCTAAAGTAAAAGAATTAAATACACAGATTGCAACACTTACTCCCTATAAAGAAGCTGCAGATAAAGCTGAAAAAGAACGCATTGAAGCTGAAACTGCTACAAAGCGTGAAGAACTTAAACAGTATGCTATTAAGAGTGGATTTATTGTAGAATCTGAGTTTGAATCTAATGAAGATATTAAAGCTAGTATTAGTAGCGTTTCTAAAAAGGATTTGGATAATATTATTTCTGAGCGTTTTATTGCTTCTCTGAATAAACCGGAAGAAAAAGAAAAAATTCAGACATCTTCTAAAACAGACATTAAGAAAGAGAGTGCTTCTGCTAAATTAAATTTAATTAATAATGAAACAGAGCCAGTTGATGGTAAGAACATTATGCACTCTATTTTTGCTGATTAAAATATTAAAAATAATAGGAGGAAAAAATATGATTAGAGAACTTATGACAAATACAGGTAAGATTGCCGATGCAACTTATACTGCTAGTGTTGCACTGGTTCGTGGTATGGCAGTACAGAAATCTAATGGTGAAGCTATTCTCCCTGCCGCTGCAACAGGTGAAGATATTTTCTTTGTAGATAAAGAGCCTATTCCAACTGGTCTTGATACTGTTCGTGGCGATATTTCTGATTACGACGATACTTTTGAGAAAATTGCAGCAGAAGATCATGTAAAACTTATTAAGTATTCTGCTGGTGAGCAGATTGCTGTTGATCAAGTAACTGGAACTATTGCAGATGGCACTTATGCTGTTGTTGGTACAGATGGTAAATTGATTGCGGCTACTGCTGGTAATGTAGCTTATATGATTAGTCGTGGTACTTATGATGACAATGGGCATACTCTTACCAAAATTGAATTTGTAGATGCTCATACCGTTGCTTAAAATTAAAATATTAAAGGAGGAATATTATGTCTGTTAATACTGAAATTGCAGAACTGATTAAAAGGGATGGCACAATGTACGATTGGGCTTCCAAAATTACATACAAGAAAAATCTTACACCTGAAGAAAAGGAAATTTCTACTGTTGTAGATGCATGGGCAAAAGATATTGGGACTACTGGTAGAGATGATAATCGTGAGATTGCAAACTATATGATTAAGACCATTACTCCGGAAGTTTATGATAAGCCAGATGCTTTGCTTTCTACTATGTTTAACCGTGGTAGCGTTGGAGAGTTTGATGACTATGAGATTGATGAAGACCCAAAGAATACTCTAAAAGCATATGATGCGGCAAAGGGTGGTAATGTTCCTAAGAGCTATCTGGACGTTAATAATTTTAAACCGACATGGAAGCACAAGCAGATTGAAACGTCTGTTCGATATTCTGAATTGCGCCGTGGTGGTTATAAAACTATCGCAAATTTGACGACTTTTGCACAGGAATCTTTGATGAACGCAATGATTTCTGATGTATTTAATCAGGTAGACGCTGCTGTAACGGGTGGAGATCAGATGACTGCAATTGCAGATGGTACTTTGACAAAGGTGGCAATGGATAAACTTTCTTTGTATATTCTTGATGAAGTGGAAAACAATGATGCACCGTTTACCTTTTCTTTGAACAAATATGCACAGGCAATTGCAAATATGGCTGGATATACTTCTTTTATGAGCGATTCCATGAAAGATAATTTTAATCGTTATGGCCTTGTGAATTTCTATGGTGGTCTTGCAATTTCCGGTATTTCCGGTGCAAAGAAAACTGCTACTGGCGAACTTCTGGTTCCAGATTAAATATTTTTATTTACAAAAATAATAGTCTGCGTATGGTGTGAACCATATGAATAAATACACATTTAAATGCTGGAAAACCGTAAAGATATTTGAACTAAAACGGAGAGATGAAATATGCTCAAACGGAATAGTTACGAAAGTAGAAAAAATCAAATATATAGCGCAAGGTTGAATCCTAAACGCTTTTAAAATCGGCAATCAGCAGGAAAGCCTTGAATAAAGGAATCCTCAACGACTATCCCGAAAGGGAGTAGGTTACAAGCGATTGGTAGCCGAAGTGGTGTGCCTCTACTGAATGTAGGGTGAAGATATAGTCTGCTCTCATATGAAAATATGAGGTTATAAATATAACAAGCATGGAGTAGCGTCCATATTATTTGTTTAAAATTAACAAATTAGCTTAAACATAAAGGAAAAGAATTTTCGGCATCGCCGGAAAAATTGGTGAGCTTGACATGCGTGGTAATCTTCGTGTATATGTTGACCCTGATGATAATCATGAAAAGTTTAATATCAAGGTTACTGGATTTGAATATGGTACTTGCATTACAAAACCGGAGAAAGTCGCAAAGATTACATTTGGTGCTTAATTAAAACTAGATATTATTTAGTTTGAACTTTGATTTAGGAAAGGAAGATATTTTTAGTGGCTCTTAAAGACAATAAAATTACATTGCTGAATTACAATCCTTTTACTGTCATTATTCCATCAGAAACAAGGACTTATGTTCTTGACCCATGTTATGACTATAACATTCCCAAGTTGATTAATGTTTCTCATTCTGATGTTGAATATATGAATAGTCATTCGGATGTATTCAGAAACGGAACAGTATTCTTTGAAAAGGATAAACAGGAAGAAATATATAAAGATTTATCAATTTTTGATTGGAAGGATATTTTGACTAATCAAGCCATTGAAAATATTCTTCTATCCCCTACTCTTGATGGATTGCAGAGACTTATTGATGTTAAAGATGACCCTACTTTTAATCGTATCTACAGTATTTTGGTACATCTTAAAAATTCTAATGGGTATGATTTATCTAGTCGAGTTATTAAAGTAATTGAGGCAAGGCGTAAAGAATTACATCGTGGAATTTATACTACTCAAATTGTTTTGCAGGAACGGACTATTAAACCAAATTCTACATCTGATGATGTAAATGCATTAAAGAAACAGATTGCAAATATGCAGAAAATGATGTCAGAAATGCTTGCTAAACAAGATAATTCAACAGAAAAAACATCTGATGATGTTACTGATAAATATTCTGTTAAGAAACCTGCTAAACGTGCAGGAAGACCGCCAAAGGCAACAAAATAATAGGAAGTGATATATATGTCAACGTCTTTTACAGTGCCAATACAAGCATTTTTTAGACGAATCGAAAATGATAAATCATTTTTTAATTATTATAATATTGATGCTACTGAAGCAATGGCGTTGGCATCTGAACGCGCTTATGGATATTTAATAGAAAGTATTTCTAAAATTAGTATGAGTTATAGCACTGATATAGATTTTACTAATTACACTGCTTCAGTTGATGAAAATGGAAATAGTTCTGGAACATTTAATTTTGATTTAACTAAAAATGAAATTGCGTTATTGGCGCAGTTAATGTATGAACAGTATTTTAATCGTGATTTTGTTAAACTAAGAGCTTTTAAATTACAGTATTCTCCATCTGATTTGAATACATTTAGTCCTGCAAATGAAAGAAAAACGTTTATCGAAATGTATGATAAAGTAAAATTGGAAAGCCAAAGTATGTTGGATAATTATATTTCAAGAGATAGATTGACCAATCAATTAAAAACTATTAATTATGCAAAGTATTTTGATATAAATGGTGATTGATATGCAATTATCTTATTTTCAGAAAATTAATAATTTAAACAACACAACTAATTATTCTGATTCGGATTTATATAATCTGAAACAACAAATTAATGATGGATTTGCAGATACGATTGATTATCATATTGTTAATAAATCAGACAAAACGAAACAAGAATTAATTATTGTACATCAAAAAGATAAAAATAAAAAAACGATTAAATCAAGACCTGATGAAAAAATTGATATGGGAGAATTATATCAATGGAATGAACATTATTGGTTGGTTACAGAAGTAGATTCTGATAGCCAAATTTATTGTAATGCTCAAATTCAAGAATGTAATTATACTCTCCCCTATCAGTTAAACTCGTCAACAATCTTGCAAGAACCATGTATTGTTGATAATCCACAGGAAACTACAATAGGTCAGAATCAAGGTAATCTTATTACTGTGCCAAGTCATCTTCTAAATGTATTTGTACAGTATAATGATAATACCTCAAAAATAGAAATTGGAAAGCATTTATATATTGATAGGCCGTGTCCGCATCCATCGGTATACGAGATTACTCAAATTGATAGAGTTACTTATATGAATGGAGAACATGGTTTACTCAAATTTACATGTAATGCAAGTACAATTGGAGATAAAGATAGAACAGATTTACTAATCGCTGATTATATTTCTGATACCCCTGTCGTTCCATCTGAAACTGGTTCTGTAACTATTACAAGTCCTGATAATGCCTTCACGGTGGATTTTGGGAGTTCAAAAACATTTACGGCAATATACAAAGATTCAAGTGGTCAAGCATTAAGCGGTATAACTTCTGTGTGGAGTTATATTTTACCAGATGGCTATCAAGATAAAATTCATATTACAGTTAATGATAATAATATTTCTATTAAAACTGATAGTGATTTTAATTTGATTGATAAGGTAATTACAATTAGTGTACATGATGATGGCAATACATATAGTGCGACACAGGATATTAAGGTGGTGAGTGGATTTGGTATATAATTATAATTTATTAGGTGAATATAAAATCAAAATACTTAATGCCTTGTTATCTAATCAAAATATTAAAAATTTGCTATTAGATAATGTATCGAATACTAGCTTGATGTATACTCAGGTGTTTCCGTGTTTTATTAATCCAGATTTAACAGATGAATGTAAGACTTTTTTAATGCTTGATGGATTTATTGCAAAAACTAATTCAACAATTCAAAATATGGTTTTGACATTTAAATATTTTACACATGTTAATTTGGTTATGTATAAACTTGATGGATTTCATGGAACTCGTCTTGATATATTAACAACATTAATTGATGCAGAAATGACAAAAAACAATGCTTTTGGTATTGGACGGTTTGAATCAGGAGATAGACAGAATATGAATCCTACTACTGATAATAAGTGGTGGGGATATTATTTGCAATATACTGTACCAGATTTTAAGAAGCGTGATGAATCTTGAAATTAGATTATTTAACTTTGCTTGGTAGTGAAAGAATTTTTATAAAAGGTATTGGACATTTTTACTCCCCTACTTTACGAATGGTAAGGAATATAGGTCTTAATACATATGAAACTTATATGGCTATATTAAATTTATCACAAGAATCAATAGAAAAAATTTTGCAAATTCCAAGTAATGAATTAAAAATATTTGATTTAGTTATTAATGATGAAAAGATAAGAGAAGAATTTTCTTATATCTTTTCTTTTTTTATGTCTGAAACAGTTGTTTATAATCAACAGCAAAAATGTTTTTTAACTTTGGATTTATCTAATAAAGAACCAAAACTTATTGGTTCTATAAATTCTGAAAATTTTGATTCTGTAAGAAATGTTATTTTGCAATTTAATTATAGTAAATTATCAAAAACAGATAAGGCGAAACCTGCTGGAAAGCATACTGCCGCATTACAGAAAAAAAGAGAAAAATATCATAAAAAATTCGCAAAACAAAATGTCAATAAAGATATTACAATTCCAAATTTAATTTCTAAAGTTGCAGCTTATAGTAATAGTGTAAATTTAATTACTATTTGGGATTATACAATCTTTCAATTATTTGATCAATTCTTTACCTTAAACAATAGAGAAATTGGGGATATTTCAAAATTTAATTATTCTATATGGGGTGGAGAACAAAAAATTACAAATTGGTACAAAAACACTTATGAACAATAAGAAAGGATGATAATATATGTCAACACCAGTTGAACAGATGGCTAACCGTGAAGTGTTTACGAATACTTTTAGTAATATGGATGGTTCACTTTATGATTATATTGATTATGGTAATACAGGAGATGTAGCTTTTAAATCTACAACCAACTATGCTAAAGGTGGTCAGGGTGGTGGACGAAAAGAAGCATTTAATGGCGCTCCTGAAGTTACTATGAAATTTTCAACACAGATTATTACTCCGAAATTGATTTCTATGCTTTCGGGATGTAATGTTGAAAGCGACAAGAACATTTTTAAACATGCAAAGATTGTGTCTGTAACTAATGAAACTAATACGACTATTACATTTCCAGCGAGTGCAGTTCCAGCAGACGGGACATTGTCCGTATTTCCTAAAGGTGTTGAATTAGTTGATTCTAACAAGGTAAATGGGACTTTGACTGGAGGTGTATTTACATTTACAACGAAAGCTACAAGTGATACTGAATACAATTGTTTTTATCGGACAGTAATAACTGGTTCTCAGACAATTCCATTTAAATCTAATGTAACACCAAAGAGTTTCATTTGGGATGGAGAAACGCCTTGGAAGAGCAACGGTGTTGAAAGAACTGAGCAATTCCATGCTTATAAAGTTACTCCTCAGCAGAACTTTACATTTTCTTATCAAAATACAGGTGATCCGGGTAAGCTTGAGATTACTTTTGATCTGTTGTCAGATGATAATAACAATCTGTTTGACAAGACATTTTTGCCAGAGGAAGAATAAGATTAATTATGCGAAGAGTCTTAATTGGCTCTTTGCTTCTTTTAGTGCTTAATACATAAACATTAAAATAAGCAGAATTGAAGGAGATACATATGAAAAAAGAATTCGTATATATTTACAATCCAGAACAAGTAAAATTCTTTTTGAATGATTGGCATTTAAAAGTTGTTGATTTTGGGACTGGTTCTAAAGGCGATGCTTTTATTAAATTTAAAAATGATAATGATTTTAGACAAGCGTTTACTGTTTGGCGATTGAGAAAACATTAACTGAACTAATTTTATAGGGCGGTGACGGATGATATTATCTTCACTGTCACTTCCCTATTTTTTTATTTTTAATGGAAATGATAGACAGTTTTTATAGTGTTATAAGTAGAAAGAGTTTAAGATGGAATTTTTAGTTCTCCGTGACTTGCTAACTATTTATCCCGAATTTTTGGCTGGAGAGAATGTTATTCAACGTTGGTAGATTTAAAAAATTGTCAGCTATTTTCGCCAATAACTAGGTGAATTGACAAGATGGATATGGGGACAAATTTTATAAGTACTAAGTGTATATCAAACAAAAGGAACTAATCAATTTTATCTAAAAACCATTGCTAATTATAGCGCACTGCGCTATAATTAGAGAAAGTATAAACGAGGTGACTATGATGATTGATATTAAGAACAAAACACTTTCTGGTTTTAAGTTTATTGATTTATTTGCTGGGCTAGGTGGATTCAGGATTGCATTAGAATCATTGGGAGCTGAATGTGTATATTCGAATGAATGGGATAAAGCTGTTCAAGAAGTCTATGCTGAAAATTTCGGGGATACCCCAGAAGGCGATATTACGCTTGTGGATGAAAGTACAATTCCCGATCACGATATATTATGTGCAGGATTTCCATGTCAGGCATTTTCAATTAGTGGAAAACAGAAAGGGTTCGAAGATAGTAGAGGAACATTATTTTTTGATGTAGCCCGTATTGTTAAAGAAAAAAAACCAAAGATTGTATTTATGGAAAATGTAAAGAATTTTGCAACACACGATAATGGACGAACTCTAGAAGTAGTTCAAGCTACAATGGAAGAACTGGGATATACTTTTTATCAAAAGGTTCTTAATGCAGTTGATTATGGTATTCCTCAAAAGAGGGAGAGAATATATATGGTTTGCTTTAGAAATGATTTAGAAGTTTCTGGATTCAAATATCCTAAGTCCTTTAAGCTTACAAAACACGTGGAAGATTTTTTGCTAGAGGACGAAGAAATGGTAAAGGATTTGTATGTGGACAGACCTGATACCTATTTTAATGGTATAGAAGATAATAATTATAGCAACAAATCCATTCGCCTCGGTATTGTAAATAAAGGTGGACAAGGCGAACGAATTTATAGCACAAAAGGAATTGCAATTACTCTTTCAGCATATGGTGGGGGCATTTTTGCAAAAACGGGTGGATATCTCATCAATGGAAAAACACGCAAGCTACATCCTCGTGAATGCGCAAGACTTATGGGATACCCAGATAGTTACAAAATCTGTAAAAGTACAAACCAAGCATATAAACAATTTGGCAAC